CAAAAAAGGATGTGAATGCGAGATTTGTGGTGATACTGTAAAACTTGACTTTCACCATTTTCACAGCCTTACTCGATTAGTAGATAAGTGGGTTAAGCAAGAAAAGCTAGAGCCCTATCTCGTTTTAGAATGGCGAGAAGAGTTTATTGAAGAACATGACGCAGAGTTATATGAATATACTGCTACGTTATGCCATAAGCACCATTTGCAACTACACTCTATATACGGCAAAGACCCACTTTTAAGTACTGCCTCAAAGCAGGAACGCTGGGTAAAAATTCAAAGAGAAAAACATGGCTTGGTATGATAATATCTTAGGAAGAAAAGTTGAGGAGGCAGTTGAAAAGCTGAATCCTGTTCAACAGTACGTACAAGAACATCATACTAGTAGAGAGCCTCATGGTGACTACGAAACATTTTACGAAGAACTAGAGATAGTTAATCGTGGCGTCAATATGATAGTAGATGATGTTTCAGAGATTCCTGTTCGAGTGGGCCCTCCTACCAAAGGTAAAAGTGTTGTAAAAGGAGTAAAAAGATCTAAAGTAGAACTACTACTTAATGTAGAGCCTAATTTATTTCAAGATATTAGCACCTTTAAAAGAAACTGCATCACAGACTACTTACTAGATGGCAATATCTTTATTTACTTTGATGGTGTACATTTATACCATATTCCTGCAGATAATGTTCAAATTCAAGGAGACTCAAAAAACTACATAGAATACTATGAGTATAATGACGTACGTTTCTCTTCCGATGAAATCATACATATAAAAGAAAACTCTTTTCATGATATATACAGAGGTGTTTCTAGATTAAAGCCTGCTGTACGTACTATGAAAATTATTAAGTCTATGCGTGATTTTCAAGATAACTTTTTTAAGAATGGAGCAGTACCAGGATTAGTTCTTAAATCCCCAAATACTCTTTCAGAAAAGATTAAAGAAAGAATGATGCAGTCATGGAGCGCTAGATATAGACCTGACTCAGGCGGTAGACGTCCATTGATTCTAGATGGCGGTATTGAAGTAGATGATCTTACAAATGTAAATTTTAAAGATTTAGACTTTCAAAATGCTATATTAGAAAATGAAAAGGTTATAGCAAAAACTCTTGGAATACCTTATCTTCTTTTTGATTCTGGTAATAACGCAAATATTCGCCCAAATATGCGAATGTATTATTTAGAAACTATACTACCAATCAATAGAAAAATAAACTATGCCTTAGAAAGGTTCTTTGGCTTCGATATTAAAGAAGATACTACAGAGATTCCTGCCTTACAACCAGAGCTTAGAGATCAATCCGCTTACTACAGTTCTTTAGTAAATGGAGGTATCATTACTATAAATGAAGCTAGAGAGCGTTTAGGGTATGAGGCTATGGAAGGGCAAGATAATATACGAGAACCCGCAAATATAGCCGGTTCAGCCACCAACCCAGATCAAGGCGGTAGACCTACTGAGGAGCAAGAAGATTAATATACGAAATAGAAAAGACAAGATATGCACAGAGGCTGCAATGTACTTTGCAGAGCTAGGAGAGATTCCTAAAAAGTATGTAGATCTTCCACAAAAAGATAAGCCAAGTGCAGTTTTACGCAGAAGTTGGAAACGACATTTTCGTAGCTGGACAGATTTTATAGCAGCTGTGCAGAAAAGAGAACCCGAACTGTGCAATTTAGCCGCTAAAAAGATAGAACCTAAAGTAGAACCTAAAGTAGAACCTAAAGTAAATCCTTTAGATTTACTCAGGGCAAGTACTACAGAGAAATAATATGGATAAAATCTTACATGTAGCCTCTACGTTCAAGTCTCATGAGAATGATGATGGTAGCGTTATGATTCGAGGTATGGCAAGTACTAACCACTCTGACCGAGCTGGAGATATAATCTCTGCAGATGCTTGGGCTAAAGGTGGTTTAGAAAATTTTAAAAATAACCCTGTAATCTTATTTAACCACGACTATGATAAGCCTATCGGTCGTGCAACAGGCGTTAAAGTAACAGAGAACGGACTAGAACTAGAAGCAAAGATTAGTAAATCTGCTCCTGCTGCAGTCTGTGAACTAGTAAAAGACGGTGTTCTTGGAGCCTTTTCCGTTGGTTTCAAAGTCAAGGATGCTGATTATCTAAAAGAAACTGACGGATTAATGATTAAGGATGCTGAGTTGTTTGAAGTATCGGTTGTATCGGTACCATGCAATCAAGCAGCTACTTTTTCACTAGCGAAGTCATTTGACTCTCAAGAAGAGTACAATGAGTTCAAGAAAACTTTCACCAATCGTGTAGATCTAACAGGTCAGTCTCTGACCAAAGAAGATGAAATTTCATCCAACCTGGTTAGTGACGCACCTACAAGCTCCGATTTATCGGAAAAACAGGAGATCAAAATGGATTCTAAAGAACCCACAATCGACTTGGAAGCATTTGCTAAGAAAGTAGCTGATGAAACTGCTGCTAAAATTGCAATGAAACAAGCCGAACAAAAAGCCGCTGATGAAGCGGAACAAAAAGCTGCTGCTGACGCAGTTGCTCAAAAAGCTGCTGAAACAGAAGCAGTAGAAAAAACTATCCGTACTGGTATTGAAACTGGTGCAGAGCGTTTAGCTGCTGATATGGAAGCTGATTTTGCGAAGGCAAAAGACGGCGAAATGGCTGAGATTACTAAAAAGTATGAAGCTGATCTTAAAGAAAAAGCTGAAGAGTTAGAAGCTATGCGTAAGAGCAAGCGTGACTTTTCTGGTCGCTCAACTTCTGGTGATTTAACTCCATTCGCTCAAGACTTCTTACACGCTAGCGTTGTAGGTAAAGTCTTAGGTAAGTCTATGGACCAAACTGCATTAGGCCAAGAAGTTCTTAACAAAGCTAATGTTGCTTACTCAGGTGCTGTAAACCAGGTTGCTATCGATGCTTTTGAAGAGAACATTCGATTAAATTATCGAGTTGCTAATTTCTTTAAAGAAATGCAAGTTACTGCACAGAAAACTGTCATTCCTGTAGGTTTAGAGCCTACTATCGCTGCACAAGATGGCGGTGGTATTGGTACTAATACTAACCGAATCGCTGATGGCGGTGGTACTGATGGCGAATACGCATTAGGTAACGTTTCTTTAGACGTTAATCGAATCATTGCCGGTCAGTTTATTGATAACAATACTGATGAGCAAATCGTTGCTACAGTAATGCCTATCATCATGAACGCTTTAGCGCATTCTCAGGCTAAGAAAGTTGAAAAGACTATTATCAATGTTATTGATGATGCAGATGCTACTGACGAAGGTGCCGGCGCTACTATGGCTCGCTTAGACTTGTTAGCAGGTCGTACAGCTCTTGGTATTCTTGGTGTTGATCCAACTAAACTACTTTACATCTTATCTGTAGGTGCTTACAACGAGTTACTCGCTGAAGGTGAATTCGATGATGTACAATTTGTTGGCACTGATGCTAGTAAGCTTACTGGTACTATCGGTAACTTCTACGGTTCGCCTGTAGTAGTTTCTGATCAAGTTGGTACTGATGGTGACGGTCTTGTTGTTAATACTGACGCATTTATTATTCCACGTATGCGCGGTGTTCAAATCGAGACTGATTACGAAGTTGCTAATCAGCGTACAGCTATTGTATCTAGTCAAACTATGGGCTTCACTCAGATCATCTCTGGGCAAGGCGCATCTGTGGTTCGACCCGCTAACCCTTAACAGTAGTATACTACTTAACTTCGGGGTGGTTCGCCACCCCCAAGTTTTTACTAATGAGCTTATAATATGACAGTTTCAATTAATGGTACAGATCTAATTTCTCTTGCAGACTATAAAACGTTGGCAGGAATTTCTTCGTCTAGTGAAGATACAAAATTAGGGGCTTTAATTGATTCAGTGAGCCAATTAGTAAAAACTTATTGTGGAGTTAGTTTTTTAGACTTTTATTCAAGCGCTAAGACTGAGTACATTTCAAATTTATACGCTACTCATTTGCTTCCGCTTACGGAAAGTCCTGTGAGACAAGTACAATCTGTTAAGGAACGATCTTCGCCTACAGATGACTATATAATTTTAACAGTAAATACAGATTTTGTACTAGATGGTACCACAGACTCTTTATTCAGAGTAGAGGGTACAAGTTACAAAAGCTGGGCGTCCGGTCCAAACGCTATAGAAGTAACTTATACAGCAGGCTATGAATCTTTACCTAAAGACCTAAGATTAGCGGTAGTAGACTTAGTTACTTATTACCATAAGAACGAACAAAAACAAAGACAGACTATTGCAGGTGCTACAATACAGAATCAAAGTACATCTAGCACTCGAAATAGCGTTGCATTTCCTGATCATATAAAACGAGTTTTAGATTTGTATAAAGTTTACTAATGGCTCAAGCAGAGGTAGATAAGCTACTAAGAAGAGCTTATAAATTTGCAGATGATACCTGGGCAAGAAAAGGCCTAGATAAATCAGTACAACAAGTAACAGTAACTAGAGGTAATTTAAGAAATGCGTTTAAAGAGGCTTTTTCAAAAGAACACGCAAAAGAATTTAAAAGGGCAAAAAACCCTTTTATACAAAACGGAAAACTTGATAATAAGCCTTTTGATAATGCAGTAGATGCCGCTTTCAAAGCTTTACTAACACACTTAGAACAACAACGAACACTAAGTAATTTGAATAGACCTGCTACAAAAAACAGAATAGTATTTGATCAACCTAGAGCACTAAAAACACCTTTTACTACTCTTAAAAATGCAGGGATAAAACAAATAAATAAAGAGTTAAAAGCAAGACGAAGAAAAGAATTAAGTGATACACAAAAATCAGCAATAAAAACTGGTGTAGAAAGATTACATACAGACACTACAGTAGGTATGGCAAGATTAGCCTATACTTTGGAACAATTAGAAAAAAATAGTGTTACTGCAAAGTTTTTTGCTTCAAGAGAATATAAAAGTCTAAGAGAGAAATATGGTGATGTTAGTACTGAGTATCAAATAAAAAAGATAAAAGGTAAAAAACAGATTAGATATATAGGAGCTGTAAGTCTTTACTTAGATGCAGCATCAAAAAACTTTGCTGGCTCAGAACACAATGACTGGAAAAAAGTAAGACCAAAGTTAGAAAAAGCTTTAGCTGGTTGGTTAGCAACACAAAATTTAGCAGATCAAGAAGGTAGTATTTCTCCCGCTGAAGATTATAAAAGAGAAGCCGTAAGTGAAGTTTTAGATAAATTTAAAACTGTAAAAAGAGCAAAAATTAAAAGAAAGACTGCACAACCAAGTAAAAAATCTAACAAATATAAACCTAGACAAGAGAAAGGAAAAGTTCTTGCAGTACCTAATACAGTAGTTCCAGCACAGATAGCAAAAGCTAGAGGAAAAAGTAGACAAGAAAATGTTAGTAGTGCAAATACAGTGCAAATGTTAGGTATTATAAATGAGCAGCTACCCGAAGAAGTGCGAGAGAATATGCAAGCACCCAGGCTTCAGAATAGAACAGGTAGATTTGCAAATAGTGTAAGAGTTACCGATATAGCGGTAACTAATACGGGGTTACCAAGTGTTGGATATACCTATGACAGAGATAACTACGAGCAATACGAAAAGAGTAGTGGTTCTCGTTGGGCAGATACAGATAGAGACCCAAGAACATTAATTGATAAATCTATACGAGAAATAGCAGCAGGCTTAGCTATCGGTAGATTCTTTACTCGGAGAGTATAATGGCAACAAGAGACTATACAACTAGACGTCAAAGCATTGTAAATGCTCTTGTAGTAAAGTTAAAAACTATAGATGGAACTTCTGGGTTTTTAACTGATGTAGGTAATAATGTAAGTCCTAGGCTAAAGTTCTGGGATGAAGTAGATGATTTTCCTGCACTCCACTTAAACTGTGGACAGGAGACAAGAGAATACCAAGGCGGTGGTTTTAAAGATCGCTATTTGAACATAACTATACGCTGTTATGTTAATGAAGAAGATGCTGTAGACGCTTTAGATAAGTTACTGGAAGATGTAGAAACAGTAGTAGAAGAAAATTCTCGATTAGCATACACAGATAGACAAGGCGCACCACAGGCCACCCACCAAATCTCAATAGTTAGTATAGATACTGACGAAGGAGTACTCGACCCTTTAGGTGTAGGAGAGATTCTACTTGAGGTTCGATATTAGAAAATACTGGCACGAACAAACGTTCAAGACCAAGTCTTTTCAAGAATACACATAGGAGATAAACTATGGCTGATAACTTTCTATTTAATCGTAGTACAGAGTTTTATATTAAATCGGGCTCCAACATTTGGCAAATTCCGATTTTAGAAGGATACTCTTTTTCACAAGCACAAAATGTAGGTGAAATCACATTTAATGAAGCAACGTCTGCTGCCGGCACATCACGCCGCGGCCGTAAAATGCATGTTAATTCTTTAGCACCTGTAGAATTTTCATTTTCTACTTATATGCGACCAATCAAATCAGTTGCCGCTGAAGCTGGTGGTTGGGAAGCCGATGGCTCTGAGGCCCGTCATCACGCAATAGAGGAAGTACTTTGGGCCTTGCTCGTTAATGCAGGGGCGTTTACAGCCTCGTCTGGCTCTACTGAAGCTGCTTGGGCAGATGGAATTGCAGGTTCGGAGAATTCACTAAGTATCGACTTTACGGGGTCAGAAAAAGGTGTACTTACAAGTGGATTTAGTGCAATCTTTTTATTGAATGGAGCCACAGGTACGGCAGGCGAAATGCAGCAGTACGAAATTACTAATTGTGCTATAAATGAGGCAACTATTGATTTTGACTTAGATGGTATTGCTACTATTCAGTGGTCTGGTTTCGGAGAAAAAATTGTAGATAACGGCCAGACTGATGTTACTGCTACAATTTATGAAGATATTGAAGACACAGGTAACTTTATTCGTAATCGTCTTACTCAACTAGCTATTACAAATTCAAATAGCCTATCATCGGGAACTCATAATGTTACCTTAACCGGTGGTAGCTTGACAATCTCGAATAATCTTACATACCTTACACCAGAAACTTTAGGTGTTATTAATACTCCTTTAGGTAATGTAACGGGTACTCGTAACGTTTCTGGTAACTTAACTTGTTACCTAAATACAGAAACAGCAGGTAGTGCAGATTTATTCGAAGATATCCTTGAAAGTAATAATGGAACAGGCACCGATCTAATAACTAATGACTTTAATTTAGTACTTTCGATTGGCGGCAGTACAGCTCCAAACGTAGTTATAACTATGCCTACATGTCACTTAGAGATTCCTACGTACTCTTTTGATGATATTATATCCACAGATGTAGCGTTTCATGCTCTACCTTCAAAGTTGGATCCATCAGCAGCAGGAGAGTTTGAAATTAGTAGTATCATTTATACAGGTACGGTAGGTTAATTTTGTTTTATTATCTTGTAAGATAAAGGCGGGGGCTTCGGCCTCCGTTTTTTTAAGGAAAAAATATGTCTATTCAGTCTAAAAGTCAAACCCAATGTTTCATAGAATTAGATAATATTCTATGGAAAGTTCCTGTATCTGACTATAGTTTTTCACAAGATATAAACCAAGAAGAGATTGTTAGAAATGAAATGGCCTCAGACACCGGACGTGTTAATAGGGCTATATCAGTAGAAAATACTGGGGTTAACGCAGGAGAATGGTCAGTTACTGTACCAATGCGACCCACTAAATCTACGGGGTCGGGAACAGGCAGATCCTCTATAACAGCAGGGCATCACCATCCAGTAGAAGAGCCTTTATGGGCTATGATGCAGGCAGGGGATCCTGTAGCTATTAAATACCCCTCAGTAAATTTATCAGAATTGCCACAGTATCAAAGAGCCACCTGGACTTTAGATCAAGTATCTACTAATTTGGATGGTAATTGTACGACCTGCGGTACGAACGGTACAGACCTTTGGTACTCAAATGATAAACATCACCGAGTAGACTTATACATATTTCCAAAACTAACAAACTATTATCAAGATTACGCTCGTGATTTTGATTGGACACTAACAACTTCGAATAATACATATACAGAAGCCGATGGCGGCATCCCCTTAGGTAGAGTTTGGAGTCTCAGTAGTAGTTATCAGGCCGAGATAAGAGATGATATTGATCCCAACAAGCCTATATTTTTTGTATACTCTAAACAAGGTAGTGCTACTTATGGCGGTAGCGCGGATGACCCTCAACCAGGAAAAAGTTATTTTCTATTTAGTCTAATGCTCCCTAAAGACAAATCACTTGGTCAGTTTATCTCTGCGTATGGAGACATAACAATAGGAGCCACTGCTAAAAACTCAGTGTCTGTACAAGGAGTAGACTCTAGCGAGCTCGCTTCAAAATGGTCTATGGGTATGGAAAGCTCACAATATGAAGAGCTTGCAGATGCAAATATGTACTTTGTAACAGATAAACCACAGGTTAGTTCCCCTGCAGGCACCGTAAACTCTAGTAATACTTTAATCGCTACAGAAGATAAGCACTGGGCCTCTATTAGATGGTATCTACATACGCAAGATAGAACCACAACTTTTGGACAAAAGGGGGTAATACAAAGAATTGTTCTAAATAGTAATTTATATGGAGGGAGAGAAGTTCCTGGCTTAGTTGGTCCTTGGAAAGTAGCAGGATTCAGAGAATATAATGCTAATGGAGATCCTATGTATAACAGAGAGTATTATATTTACCCTGACAAAGTAACTAGACTAGGAGTTGACTACACAATAGATAAAGTTAATGGAACTTGGAATGATGGAACAACCACCTTTCCGGCCCCTACTATAAAATTTACTGTCGATGGCGATAACAAAGGGTTACCTATTGTAGGTTATGTATCTGTTAGTGGCTCAAAAAAATATAGCGCATTACCTCATACTCTAATTCCGACTCGTAATAGTAGAGAGTCTGCAGGATTTGTTGCGGGCGACGTACTTACAGTGCTACAAGGAACGCTAGATGATGATGGGAATACTTTATCTACTGATGTACAGTTCATTGTTGATAGTGCAGGCAGAAATGAAGAATATATATACAATACTAGAATATACGGCGAAATACAGGATCAATACGAGTTATTTGGAAGTGGAGATCCTGAGTGGATAAATGATAATTTCTACATAGAGTCGACTTCCGACAGGACGGGAGACGTAACTTCATATACTCCACACTCAGCATCTGGACAAGATTTTAGGCGAGTAGTAACTCAGGCTATTAATGCTTCTGGAGTTAATGATGCTAATACTGCTACGCTTGCCGCCTCCAATGCTAATATTCGAGTAGGTGCAATTATTACCACAACGGGGTCGGGACTAGATCATCCAGTTTATGTTGCAGCAATAAGCGGTACAACTTTAACTTTTAGCGGAAATGTAACATTAGATGCAAATGCCGTACTAACCTTTGTAGACTACCCCGAAAATGCGGGCTTGGCCAAAGGTGAATATAGGTGGTTCAACGATAATAATAAAAACATATTGATAATACGTGAAACAGATGCTCAACTTGCAGGTATAGTATCGGGAAATGATGTAGTTAAAATATATAAATCTAAAAGTCGACACTCTGGAGGCAGCTCTGTAATTAAACTAAGCCATTGTTTAGCGTCTTCCGCCTCTATAGACTTCGATATGGATTCTGTAGCTCAAATACAGTGGTCGGGAGTATTTGGTCAACTACAGCACGAGGCCGATAATTTTACTATTGCTTCTACAGCTCCTTCTTCTCCCAACGCAGGGGATATTTTTTATGATATAGATGATGATACAGTATCTATACGAGATGGGAACAATACAGCATGGAGAGATTGCATAACAGAAGGCACAGATTCTTCTAGTAATTTTATTCGCAATAAACTAACCACTGTAGGGCTGGATAGTTATTTACAGAACGGCTCTTTAGGGTCTATAAATGCTTATCCCTTTAGAACAGATGCTGTTTCCAGTGCCCTTTTCCCAACCGCCGCTGACCTAGTAGGTCTAGCATCAGAAGCTGATCAAACTTACAATTTCGTTTTTAAAGAGTTAGATCTTGGTCTCTATGCTCCGGGACTTAAAGAAGCGGAGAATAACGCTTTCTCTAGCAGTGGTGCCTTACTTCTCGCCCTCTACTACTATGCAGACGTTACTGTAACAGTGGATGGAGTAGACTATGGAACAGCTAGTAGAAGCATTAATCCGACTGTATCATTGTTTAGCGTCAAATCAGCATCCTTAGTAATTACTCCAGATAATTCGAAACCTGTTTCCGTCTCGCTATTACTAACAGATAAAAACCAAACAAGAAAATACAATACCTTAGCAGAGTGGAACGCCGCAGACGTTCGAGTTACTATTACTCCTAAAGCTGGTTTTTACGCTCCAGAGGTGCGCAATACGCTTATATCACCAACAAGTATTCCTGTAATATCGGGAAATATTAAAATAGAACAGAGTGTACAAACTATTTACAGCAATCTTCTAGGGCAAACCGATTTGCCTTTGGCAGGAATTGTGGGGCCTCGAAGAGTTTCCGGATCTTTAACAGCTTACCTAGACTCTAATACTTCACAGATACTATCTGATATTGAGTCAGCTAGATATACTAACTCTGCTACTACAGGTATTGAAATTGGGGATAGTGCTTTATTTCCTACTGAGTACTCAACCGAGGGAGAAAGTAAACGCCCTCCAACAACCCATATGGTAGTTACTCTAGGAGGTGTTTATGGAGACTCCAATACTGCCAGTTTTATTATGCCTGCGTGTGTTTCTACAATACCTGCGTATAACTTTGACGATGCAATTACTACCACCATTAATTTTAAAGCACTCAGTACATATAACACTGAACAGTACTCAAGTTCTTCAGCCAGTGAAAGTATCTTAGGTGCCTCAAATGAACTTGAAGTTCAATATAAAGGTTCTTAAAAAAAGTTCTTGACTTTTTCCTTGAACTAAAATATACTATGTATTATAAAATTGTTTAAGAGGTACTAAAATACCTCGCTTTCTTACTATAATTACTTATTCAGGACTTAATATGGAAAACGCAACACCAGTATCAGCAGTATCATTATCATCTTTGATGACACCAAGTAAAACAGTATCTATTGACTTCCCCGGATATCCCGGCATGAAAGTATCAGTATGTTACTTGGCTAGAGAAGAGTTGGTTAAACTAAGAAAAAAGTGTACTCATACTAAATTTAATAAGCGTACACATCAACCTGAAGAAGAATTAAACGATGCAAAGTTTTTGACCGAATACTGTAAAGCTGTAATTAAAGGATGGTCTGGCTTAAAATATCGCTACCTAGAAGAGCTTCTTTTGGTCGATATATCTAGTCTAGACGCTGATGATGAACTAGTTTTTACACAGGATAATGCAGAGACTTTGATGAAAAACTCGAATTTATTTGATACTTGGATCACAGAAACAGGAAGTGAATTAGAAAATTTTACCGAGAGCAAGTAGATCAAATACATAACCTACTTGTCCGATATGTAAAGCAATCTGATTCACCTATTGATGTAGATAAGTATCTTCGTATTTGCGAGCAGTTGGGCGATGAGCCTGACCCCGAAAGAATGCCGATTGACTTATCAGGGTTTCCTGAGCAAGTTCAAGCGGCATTTTTTATGTTTGGATTTCTTCCCGATGTGTGGGAAGGTATGTCAGGAACCTATATGGGAAAAGATTTCAGTTGTCTAGAATACTATATGAACCTGTATGATATAGAGGAGCCAAAAGTAGTAATAATGTTTTTAAAAATGTACGAGTCTATAATTATAAAATATAGATCCGAACAGGCAAAAGAAAAACAAAAAGCCGACAAACGAAAACAATCGGCAGGGAGCGGTAAAAATTACGCTCATAGTGTAAAAGGCTAATGGCAAAGAATAAAGTAGAGATTGATGTAGTAATCAACGGCAAGATGCAAAAAGCAACTGTTGACGCCAAAAAACTCGGCAAGCAGTTAGATGGTGTATCTAATAGTGCGCACTCTGCTGATCGTAGATTAAAAGGCGCTTCTAGACAATCTTCTAGCGGCACTAAAAACTTTTCAAAAATGGCACAGGGTATAACGGGCGGACTAGTACCTGCATATGCAGTATTAGCTTCTACACTGTTTGCCGTTTCTGCTGCATTTAATTTCTTGAAAGGTGCGGGTCAATTAAGAACTTTACAAGCTGGGCAATTAGCCTATTCCAGTGCTACAGGTATTGGTATGCGCACTTTAACCAACGATATTCAAGCAGCAGCCGATGGCATGCTAACTTTCCAAGATGCTGCACAAGCAGCCTCGATAGGTGTCTCATCCGGATTAAGTGTAAGCCAACTAGAAAGAATGGGTAAAGCAGCAAAAGACGTCTCGATAGTATTAGGTAGAGATGTAACTGACTCTTTCAATCGACTTGTAAAGGGTGCTACAAAAGCAGAGCCAGAGCTACTTGATGAATTAGGTATTATACTTAGGCTTGATGATGCTGCAGAACGGTATAGACAGCAAACAGGACAACTGGGTAAAGAGTTATCTACCTTCGAAAGACAGCAGGCAGTAACAAACTTCGTATTAGAAGAAGCAGAAAAGAAGTATGGTGGCATACTAGATATAGTAAAAGTTACTCCTAATGCATACGCACAGTTAGGAAAAGCGTTCGATGATATACTTAATAAAGTTAAAGATGTAATAGGAAAGGGGTTAGAGCCTCTAGCACGTATACTAACACGCGTACCTGAGCTCGCTATTGCTGCCTTCGGTCTTTTAGGTGCAAGTATAGCGAAGAGTATTATACCTGGCCTGGCTAATATAGGCGCGACTTCAAAGGTTGCCTTTGCTGAGGCTAGCGCATCTGCGGGCACAGCGATAGATAAGCTCAAAGCATATAATAGAGCTCTATCTGCAGGTCGAGGAAAGAGTGGAGATGCAAAAGCTTTGGCAGGAATGGCTGGT